ATGACGTGCGGCCTTTGACTACCGGACCTATGACAGATCTGGTCACGACGCCGGCGGCACCGGCACGTTTTCCTCCGAAGCGGGACCGGCGTGGCGGCTGGAACCGGAATACACCGACGAGGGATAGCGGGAAACAGCAGGGGCCTTTGCCGGCGCGGGATCCGATTGCCTTTATTAACAGCCTCACGCATACGAAAGGCGTGTTCGGCGGGAAGCCCTTCAACCTGCGGCCGTGGCAGGTCGGGATCCTCAAGAAGCTGTTCAAGAAGCGGAAGGACGGCCTGCGCCAATACCGCACCTGCCTGCTGATGCTGCCCCGGAAGAACGGCAAGAGCGAGCTGGCGGCGGCGATCGCCGTCTATGGGTTGCTGGCTGATGGGGAAGTCGGCGCGGAGGTGTACAGCGCCGGGGCCGATCGGGACCAGGCGGGGCTCGTGTTCGGCGTGGCGGCGCAGATGATCCGCAACGATGCGGCGTTGACCGAGGCGTGTTATATCGTCGACTCGCAGAAGCGGATCGTCCACGAGCAGAGCGCGAGCTTTTACCGGGCGATCAGTGCGGAGGCGTATAGCAAGCACGGGTTCAACGCCTCGATGGTGATCTACGACGAGCTGCACGCGGCGCCCGATCGGCGGCTGTATGACGTGCTCTCCACGTCGATGGGCGCCCGGGCGCAACCGTTGCTGCTCGTGATCTCCACGGCCGGCTACGATCGCCATTCGATTCTGTGGGAACTCTACGCGCACGCGAAGAAGGTCGCCGAGAACCCCGCGTTAGATCCCACGTTCCTGCCGCTGCTGTATGAAGCCCCGATCGACGCCGACTGGACGAGTCAGCGCGTGTGGAAGAAAGCGAATCCCGCCCTGGGCGACTTCCGCAGCCTGGAGGAGATGCAGATTCTCGCCGCCCGCGCGAAAGAGATTCCCGCGCAAGAGAATAATTTTCGGCGACTCTACCTGAACCAGTGGACGGAGCAAGCGTCGCGCTGGATCTCGATGCATGCGTGGGACGCCTGCAAGGCGCCGATCGATCGGGCCTCGCTCGCGAAGCGGCGCTGTTACGTGGGCATGGACTTGAGTTCCACGAAGGACTTGACGGCGCTCGTCGCCGTGTTCCCGCGTGACGACGGGTTCGACGTGCTGGCGCAGTGTTTCATTCCGCATGAGTCGATCGCCGCACGCAGCCGGCGGGATCATGTGCCCTACGACGATTGGCAGCGGGCGGGGCAGATCACGACGATGCCGGGCGCGACGGTCGACTACGAAGTGGTCCGGGCGACGCTGATCGCCTGGGCGGCCGAGTTTGATGTGCAGATGATCGCCTTCGATCCGTGGAACTCGACAGATCTTGTGTCCCGCCTCGAACAGCAGGACGGCTTAACCTGCGTGCCGATGCGCCAAGGGTTCGGCTCGCTGTCGGCGCCGACGAAATCGCTGGAGAAGGCGATTCTGGCGAAGCAGCTGCGGCACAACGGCGATCCCGTCTTGCGCTGGACCGTCAGCAACGTCGCCGTCGAGCAGGACGCCAGCGGGAATCTGAAACCCTCGAAAGTCGCCAGCACGGAACGGATCGATGCGGTCGTCGCCCTCGTCATGGCCGTCGACCTGATGGATCGCCATAACGCGACGCGCGAGCCGAGTTACACGTTGCAGGTGGTCGGATGAAAGAAAACTGGCAAGGGCGTCCGGGCCGGCCGGTGCTGCATCCGGGCGATCCCTCGGTGCGGCTAACCCTGACCTTACGCGCGTCGAGTTATGCGGCCGTGGCGAAGCGGGCAGCCGATGCCAGGATGACCGTGCCGGAGTTTCTCCGGCGGACGATCGACCGCACCTATTTGCACAACCTTAAATCAGAGAAATAGGGCGCCCGCCCCCACACTAGGGCGCCGATGGATCGCGCCTATTCGCTGCTCGAGATCAAATCTGTCGCGGCACCGCAGCGCACCTTTAGCGGGATCGCCTCGACGCCCGAACTCGACCGCCAGGGCGACAGCTTCGATCCCGCCGGCGCCACGTTCCGCGACTCGCTGCCGCTGCTGTTCCATCACGATCCCAAGCAACCGATCGGGCGCGTCACGCTCACCCGCACGCCCGCCGGCATCGTCTTCGACGCCACGATCCCCGAAGTCGACGAGCCCGGGCCGTTGAAGACGCGTGTGGATGAAGCCTGGCAGAGCATTAAAGCCGGGGTGATCACGGGCGTGTCGATTGGACACCGCGTGCTGGAAGGCGGCCTCGAGCGGCTGAAGAACGGCACGCGACGGATCACGAAAAGCGAAATCTGCGAACTGAGCCTCGTCACGATTCCGGCCAATGCGTCGGCCTCCATCCTGACCGTCAAATCACTCTCGAAAGGATCGATCATGACTATCGCCGAACGCATTCAGGGCCTCACGCAGACACGGGCCGACCTCGGCCTCCAAATGAAGAATCTCATGGAAAGTGCGCCCGCCGGCGGCACCCTCGATGAGACGACCGCCGCGACCGTCGACGGCCTCAAGCTCCAAATCAAGAACTGCGAGGCCGATGAGACGCGCTGGCGCGACATGGAAGCCGTGCAGATGACGAGAGCGACCGCCGTAAGCTCGCCGTATGCCCACGTGTCCGTGACCGAGAACGTCGAGCCGGGGATCAAGCTCGCGCGGTATGTGCTCGCCAACATCGGCTGTAAATACATGAACACCGACGCGGTGACCTATGCGCAGAACCGTTGGGGCAACTCGACGCCTGAGGTGACGCTGGCGTTAAAGGCGGCGGTCGCGGCGGGCACGACGACCGATGCGACCTGGGCGAAGCCGCTCGTGAATCCGTCGATCACCGCCGACTTCCTGCCGTTGCTGCGCGCGGCCACGATCATCGGGAAGATTGGCGGGCTGCGCAAAGTGCCGTTCAACGTGAACGTGCCCGCGCAAACGGCCGGCGGCGTGGTCGCGTGGGTGGGGGAACTGAAGCCGAAACCCGTCACCGCGATGGCGTTCGCGATGGAGAATTTGCCGTTCAACAAAGTGGCGGCGATCGTGGTGCTGAGTCAGGAACTCGTGCGGTTCTCGAATCCCTCGGCCGAGGCGGTCGTCCGCGATTCCCTGGTGAAAGACATCGCGGCGTATCTCGACGCGCAGTTCATCAATCCGGCCGTCGCGGCGGTCGCGGGCGTCAATCCCGCGTCGATCACGAACGGCGCGCCCACGGCGGCGGCCACGACGAATCCACTGGCGGATATTCTCGGGCTGATCAATCACTTCGCGACGAACAACATCCCGGTCGATGGGCTGACGTTCATCCTGTCGCCGTCGAACGCCCTCGCGCTGTCGTTCCGCACAAACCTCGACGGCTCGCCAGAGTTTCCCGGTATTGGGATCAATGGCGGCACCTACAAGGGGCTGCAGTTCATCACCTCGAACACGGTGACCACGAACGTGATCGCGCTGCAGCCGCAATACATCATGATGGCCGATGACGGCGGCGTGACGATCGACGCCTCAACGGAAGCCTCGTTGCAGATGGATTCGGCGCCGACATCTCCTATCGTCGACACGACGGTGCTGGTGTCGATGTTCCAAATGAACGCGGTCGCATTGCGCGCGGAGCGGTATATCACCTGGAAGCGCATCGGCACGAACTCGGTGAAATATCTGACCGCGACGGCGTGGCCCTCGCCAACGGGCGCCATGAGCGATCCGCTGACCGCGAACGGTAAAGCGAAGCGCGGCGAGTAGCCCGTGGGCGTCCTCACGACGGTGCGATCACGACTGGCGTCCATGTTGACGCTCGTGGGCGGCGGGAGTGGATCGTGGTATCCCGTGGTGCGCGAGCCCTACACGGGCGCGTGGCAGCATAACGATCCGCTCACGACCGAATCCGCGCTGGGCAATCCCAGCGTGTTCGGCGCCGTCTCGCGCATCAGTCAGGACATTAGCAAGATCGCGCCGCCGCTCCTGCTCGAACGCGATCGGAATGGCTTCTGGTCCGAGACGAGCAATCCCGCATACAGCCCAGTCCTGCGCCGTCCGAATCACTATCAGACGGCGCAGCAATTTATTGAACAGTGGGTGCTCGACAAACTGCTCTGGGGGAATGCCTACCTCCTGAAGCATCGCGACGAGCGCGGCGTGGTGAACGAGCTCCATCGCCTGGATCCAGGGCGCGTGAAGGTGCTGACGGCGCCCGATGGCAGCGTCTACTACGAACTCCAATCGAACGATCTCGCGGGGCTCCAGGAGAATACGCAGCCGCTCGTGATTCCCGCGCGCGAACTGATTCACGATCGCTGGAACTGCCTGTATCACCCGCTCTGTGGCGTCTCGCCGCTCTCGGCGCTCAGTGGCGCGATTGCGCAAGCGAAAGCGATCTCGGATAACAGCACCACGTTTTTCGCGAAGGGCGCGCGGCCCTCGGGCGTCCTGATTGCGCCGACCAAACTGGATCCGCTGTCGGCCGCCCGCCTGAAAACGGACGCGGCGAACTTCAAGAGCGGCGAGATCCTGATCGCGGAACTCGGGATGAAGTATGAATCCGTCTCGACGAGCGCGGTCGATGCGGCGGTGATCGAGCAACTCGGCTGGACGGAGGAGAAGGTCTGCGAAGTCCTGGGCATGCCGATCAGCATCCTGAACAGCAGTAAGCAACCGCCCTACGCGAACGCCGAAGCCTCGCAGCTCCAATACAAATCGCAGTGTCTCGAGCCACATCTTGTGTCCATCGCGACGTGTCTCGGCGAAGGGCTGGATCTCCCGTCGTATCTGACGCTGGAGTTCGATGACACGTTGCTGATCTGGATGGACACGCAGAGTCGCGTGCTCGCCGCGCAAGCCGCGACGAGTGCGGGCGTGCTGTCACCGAACGAGGCGCGATCCGAATGGTTCGGCCTCGGCCCGGTGCCCGGCGGCGAGACACCCTATCGGCAACAGCAGGACTGGCCGCTGTCGACACTCGCGACGCGGGAACCACCAACCGTGCCGGCCGCGCCGCCAGCAACGACCGAAGCGACCGAAGCCGCCGAAGACGAGGTGCCCGCGTGACGCTCGAATTTTCGCGCGTGACGTTGCCGGCGCTGTGGACGGTCGATCAGGCCAAAGTCCATCTGCGCATCACCGGCACCGCGCACGATGCCGACATTGCGCAGAAGCTCGCGACGGCGCAGGAAGCGATCCTGTCGTATCTGAACATCGCCGTCGATCCGACGTGGGACGCGGCCACGGCGCCGGCCGCCGTGACGCATGCGATTCATCTGTTGACGGCGTATCTCTACGAAGACCGGGGCGACGGATCACAGCCGGACGTGTGGCCGAAGATCTACGCCCTGCTGGCGGCCTATCGCGATCCGACGGTGGCCTGATGGCGCGCGGCGACTGGCGGCACGTCGTGACGGTGCAAAACCCGGGGCCGGCGGGCACGTGGATCGATCTGGACCCGGCGACGTGGTGCGTGAGCCTGTCGCAACAGACCGGCGACGACATCGGCGTGTTTATCGAACCCGTGGCGGGCACGCCGATCAGTTCCGCCTCATATCTCGTGCGCGGTGATTTTCATCCGGGCATCACGACGAAAACCCGGATGATCTTCGGGAGTCAAACATTTGCGATCACCAGTGTCGAGGATGTCGAGATGCGGGGTATTGAGCTGGCCTGCCGCGCCGTGCCGCTGGTGATGTAATGCCAGCCACGTTGACGATCCAAGGCATCGCCGAATTGAAAGACGCGCTCGGCAGGTTGCCGGCGGAACTCAAGGGCCAGGCGACGGGGATCGTGGTTGAGGCGGCGTATGGCGCGCAAGCCGAGATCGTGGCCGCGTATCCGAAGGGGCCAACGGGCAAGCTGAAGAAGGGCGTCAAGGTGAAGGTGCAGGAGATCGGGCCGTATAGCGTGGCGGCGCAAGTGCGCAGTAGTGCCCCGCACGGCTGGCTCTATGAACACGGCACGCAACCGCGAAAGACGAAACGGGGCTGGAACCGCGGCACGATGCCGGCCCCGGAGGCGGTGTTCATTCCCGCGATGATCCGCTATCGCCGCGCGATGTATCTGAAGCTGGCCGAACTGATTCGAGCGACGGGGCTCATCGTCACGCTGGATGCCTGAGCGATGACCCGCAACATCACAACGAAAGGGCGTGCAGGATGGCAATCTTAACGGGGCGCTATGGACAGGTGAAGTGGGATCAGGCGGGCGTGACGGCCGTGCCGATCATCTCGTTGAATGCGTGGCAGGGCGATTTCAGTACCGAGTACGAGGACGTGACGTGCTTCCAAGACACCAACCGGGTCTACGTGCCGGGCCTCCGCAATTCGGAGGGTTCGCTTTCCGGCTTCTGGAATTCTCAAGAACTCGCGCTGTTCAAAGCCGCCGAAGCGACGACGCCCGGGCTGCTGGAGCTTGTGCCGAACAGCACGGAGCCGACCTACGCCTGGTCGGGCCTCGCCTACATGGACGCGAGCATTGACGCCAGTCTGCAAGCGCCGAAAGTCTCGGGCTCGTGGAAAGCGGCCGGCGCCTTCGCGATGAAGCCGGTCGTCGCCGCAACAGGCGCAACGGCGGGCACCCCCGGCACCTTCACACCAGCGGGCGCCGCCGCCCCGGCGAACCTCGCCGCCATGACGGGGAAGACGGCGAACCCCGCGACGAACTGGGTGACGGGCCAATACATGCGGCTCGGCGATGCGAGCACCTGCAACTGGAACGGCACCGCCTGGGTGGCCGGCATCCACGCGTAGGCGCGCGTGTTCGATTCGCTCACAGTGCACGGCACCGCGGGGGCGATCCTGTGGGGGTATGGGGTCGCCGTCGACTTGCGATCGTGGCGCGTCGCCCGATCGCAAGCGGATCCCGTCTGGACGCTGACCGCGACGATCGCCCGCGTCGATAAGTTCCAAGCGCGGCAGCGCCCGCTGCTGTTCACGGCGCCCCGCGCGGGCGGCTTCTGGGCGTGGCCGGTGCACGAGATTTCGATCGGCGAGACGAACGTGTGGGCGCGGCTGGGATCCCCGGAACAATAAGGAGGCGAGTCATGGGCCGCTGTCGGATGGTGACGCCCGAGTCGGTGCGGCTACCGCTCTCGGAGGGCGATTTCATCACGGTGAAAAAAGAACTCAACGCGGGCGAAGGGCTCGACCTCGAAGCCGAACCGCCCCCGCGCACGCTGCCGGTGATCCTCGCGTATCTCGTCGGCTGGTCGTTCGTCGGCGCCGACAACACGCCGATCCCGTATAGCCCGATGCAATCCGTCGACGAACGGCGCGCGACGTTGCGGAACCTCGACACGGCGACGATGGACGAGATCGTCGAAGCGCTCGCGCCGCACCTCCGCGCGAATCGGCGCGTGGTGGAGGAAAAAAAAACGACCCCAGCACCCGTGCTCGCATGAGAACGACGCTCGCACTGTGCAAGATCATGGGCATGAGTTACGACGACGTGCGCGCGTTGCCGCGCGAAGTGTATGAGGTGCTGATCGAGGACCTGCACGCCGAGAGGGCGGAGGCGTAATGGCGCAACTCTCTGGCGTGATGACGGCGGACTTTTCGGACTTCCACTTCGAGATCGATAAGTCGGTCGTGAAGCTGAAGGATCTCGAAGGCGCCTCGGGGCATGCCGACAACGCACTGGGCGAATTCAGCGAAGGGCTGGGCGTCGTCGACAAAACGCTGAACGCGCTCGGGGTGCACATCGGCCCGCAGATTCGGGCGATTCAGGAATTGGGGAACGTGTCGGGCGTCACGTTCGAGAAGCTGGGCCTTTGGGGGTCGCTCGGGTTGGCGGCGAGTGTCGGCACGGCCACATATGCCATTACGACGATGGCCCTCGAATTTACGGGCCTCGATAAAGCGATCACGGGGGCCGTGGATTCGTGGGCGGGGTTTGATGCGCAGCGCGCGGGCGCGGCGATGGATGTGCTGGCCCGCGCGACGCAGATCGCCGGCCGGGAGATCAAAGACTTCGACACGGCGATGCAGATTATCAAGCGGCATAACGCCGAACTGAACGAGAGTTTCAACACCGGCGCGCAGCGTGTCGCGGACTGGAACCGCGAGATCACGGCGCACAAAGCCGACATGCCGCAGATCGCGGCGGAACTCCAAAACCATAGTTCGACGGTCAAACAACTCGCGCAACACTACGGCATCAGCGCGGAGGCGATCGAGTATTACACCCGGCGCGCCACCGAGAACGCGAAGATCCTCAAAGGTTGGCATGAAGCGGAAGAGGCGCACATCAAGAAAGTGAAAGCCGCACAAGAGGAATTGAACCAAGCGGGCGGCGGCTGGCGCGACACGCTCAAAACCATCACGCCGGCCGTGGCCGCCGCCGCGACGGAATACATCGCGATGGGCCAATCCCTCACGACGATCGCGACGGCGAGTAACCTCTCCACGATCCAAGTCAATGCGCTCGACAAGGCTTACAAAGAACAGATCGCGACGCTCGCCGCCCTCGAACCGAAGACACAATCCCTCGATACGTGGATGCGCACGGTCGGCACCCAGTTTCAGGTGGCGGCGGAATCCGGCGATCAATTCAAAACCATGCTGGAGCTGACGGGCGGGACGGTCGACGCGATTGTGCCGAAGATCGAAAAGCTCGACACCGTGTTTCGGAGCGTGACGACGGCGGCGGCGGCGGCCGGGGTCACGCCGGGCATGGATCAAAAGTCGCCGGGGAATGCGCCCGTGGGGATCAACACGGGGAATGTCACGTATCAGGGCGGCTTCGAGGCCGTCTTCGCGGAGTTTATGCGCAAGAATCCCAGCGGCGGGGCGCTCGGCGGTGCGTTCACCATGACCCCGCAAAAAGACTTCCTGACGTGGGCGCTCTCGATGGGCCTCGCGACGAAGGCGCCGACGATCACGAACACGTTTAACCTCGTCGACACCCAAGACGGGCTGGCGCGGAAAGTCGGCGAGACGATCACCAGTCAAGTGCAACGCGGTTCGCTGGTGAACTGATGCCGTATCAGCCTGCCGTTCTCGGCACTGCCCGGCTGAACAACTTCCGGCTGAACTATCTCTCGCCGGCGCTGGCGCACGACCGGCTGACGCATATCCGCATCATCATCGGCGGGATCGATGTGACCAGACCTGACAGCCCCATGCGGGCGATTTACAAGTCGATGACGATTCGCGATCTCGTGTTCGACGCGCCGAACACGTGCCAGTTGACGCTCTATGGGCCGGCCGTGCCGAACGTCGGGCAACCGATTGAAGTCTGGGTGAACAGCAACGATCCCGTCCTGCTGTTCGGCGGCGAGTTGCAGACCGTCGACAAGACCTACAAGGGGCGGCCGACGACCGTCCTGCATCCCGTCACGGCGATTGACGATACGGCCCGGGCGAATCGGCTCCGGCCCTTGCGGCCGTATGTGAACGTGTCGGCGTCGACGATTGCGCAGGACTTGATCACGACCTATGCGCCTGGCTTCTCCAGTGCCGGCGTCGAGGCGGGCTTGCCGGTCGTCACGATCAACTTCGACGGCTCGGAAGGCGGCATGAAAGGCTGCCTGACGGCGCTCGCGAAGCTGATCGGCGGCTACTGGTATTTCGAAGCGAAGACGCTCTACTTCTTCGTGACGCCCCCGGGGCCGTCTCCCGATCCGATCGACGATACGCCCGGCCGCTTCCTGCACGATCCCGCGATTACGTGGAGTGTCGACAAGTCGCAGGTGCGCACGCGCGTTTATGGGAAGGGCGCGAGCACGCGGATCACCACGTCGATCGCGGCGGCGACGGATCGCGTGCCGATCGAGAACGCGGAGATGTTCAACCCGGCCGGCGGGCAGGCGATTGCGGGCCAGTCGCCCGACGGGGCAGCCTCGCGCGTGCTGACCTATACGGGCGTGCAACTCGGGGGCGGGGGCGGCCTCGTGGGGCCGGGTGCCGCGCCGTCAGCCGTGCCGGTGCTGTCGTCGCTCGACGGGGCCGGGATTGAATCCGGGGCGCACAGTTACGCCTACACGTTCTATACGGCGGCGGGTGAGTCGCTGCCGGGGCCGGCCGCGGCGATTGCGGTTGGCCTGACGGCGCCGCCGACCGCCGCGCCCGTGCCGAGCTTGCCCACGGGCGGCGGATCGATCTCGGATGGGACACACTATTACGCGGTGACGTTCGTCACGGCCGCGGGCGAGACGCCGTCGTCGCCCGGCTCGCCCCCCGTGGTCATTCCAGGCGCGGGCGGGGTGATGGCGCCCCCGTCGACGGCGCCCAGCGTGGCCGCCAGTCCGAACACCGTTCACTTTGCGACGCAGTGGGCGATCGGCGATACGGTGCGAGTAGCGATCGCCTATGTGAACGCGAGCGGCGTCACCACCATCGGCCCGCTCTCGAACAGCGCGACGATTGTCGCCGCCGATCCCGTCCTGTTCCCGACCTATGCTTGCGTCATCGATGTCACCGGGATCCCCGTCTCGGCCGATCCGTCAGTGACGGGGAAGCGGATCTATACGCAAGTGAACGGCGTGTGGATTGGCTATCGCGCGGTCGCGAATAGCCTGACGGTGGATGACGATTTCGCGGATGCGGCCTCCCCCGGGGCGCCGCCGGCCACGAATACCGCCGCGGTCAGCAACGCGCGAACGGTGGCGCTGACCGGGATCGCGAGTGGCCCCGCGAATGTCACGGCCAGGCGGATTTATCGGCACTCGGCCGGCGGCCCCTACAAGCTCGTCACCACGCTCGCGAACAACACGCAAACCACCTACACCGACACGGCCGCGAATGCGAGCCTCGGCGCGGTGATGCCGGAGACGAACACCGCGACGGCGAATCAAGTGCAGGTTACCGTGGCGATCGGCGGGGCGGCCGTTATCGGCCGGAACATCTATCGCTCGAGGGCGAACCTGACCGCGTTGCAGCTCGTCCGATCGATCGGCAATAACACGACGACGACGGTCACCGATAACGCCGCCGATGCCACGCTCGCGGGGGCACCGCCGGCGAGTGATACCTCCGGCCTCGTGCAGCCGGCCGGGCAGGTGCCCGCCGGGGCCACGTCGATCATTGTCGCGAACACGGGCGCCTTCGCCGCGGGCGGCGGCTGGGCGGTGATCGGGAATGGCGATCAGGTGATTCGCTACACCGCGAAGACGGATACCGCGCTGACGGGGATTCCCGCCAGCGGCCCGGGCGCGATCGTCGCGAGCATCAGCTACAACAGCACGATCACCGCGGCGCCCGCGCTCGTCGGCGTCACGGGGATCCTCGAAGCGATTATCCGGAACAGTCCGATTCATGTGTGGGTGCAACGCGACGATCTCGCCGCGCAAGCCTATATGGCCGCGCTCGATGGCAGCGGGGACGGCGTGTATGAGCACATTTGGTCCGATGAGCGGCGCGCGGAAACATCCTTGCGCCAGGTGTGCGATGCACAGCTCGAGCTCTACAGCCGGCCGATCGTCACGGTCGTCTATGCGTCGCGCGATCTCAAAACGAAAAGCGGCAAGACCGTCACGATCGCCGTGACGACGCCGGCGATCAACGAGTCGCTGACGATTCAGGATGTCGCGATCTCGGAACTCGGGATCAAAGGGCTCCTGCCGAAGTTCACCGTGACGGCGAGTAACGTGCGGCAGTCGTTCGAGGCGGTGTTACAGATGTTGATACGAAAGGCGGACGCCTGATGGCGATTGATCGCGGCCCGTGGAATGCGCTGGTCGATGACGACGGCTCAAACCTCGTCGGCACCGTCTGGAACAAAGACAAAATCAAAACGGTCATCCTCGATCCCGTCGACGCGGCGATCGTGGCGCCGGCGTGGCAGACGGTGGCGTTCAACGTGGCGAACTTTTGGACGGGCGTGACGGGCGCCCATGTCCTCGTCAATCGCTATCTCCCGATCGCGCCGAAGGCGATGATCTGGATGATGCAAATCTCGAACGCGCCGATTCCGGCGCCGGCGACGAGTTACCTGCCGCTGAAAATTCCGGGCGGCGGCTCGATGCCGGCGCAAGGGATCATGATGCCGATGGCGCAGTCCTACGAGGGCGCCGGGTTCGCGCCGGCCTATCTCTTGATGCTGGATTCGACGACCGCCGCGATTGCGCGGAATCAGGGCGGCAATTGGACCTCGACGCCCTTGACGTTGATGTTCACGGCGATCGTCGCGCTGAACTAACGGGGGGCCGATGCCGAAAACCAACTACACGCAGCATCCCTACAAGGTCACGGCCGAACAATACGCGGCGGCGAATCCGGTGCCGCCCGAGATGTGCACCTGCACGGTGACACCGCCCTTCCCGACCGGGCAGCCGCATGTGCATACGCCGGAGGGCGTGTTCGCGCCCGCCGAGGGGGACTGGATCGTCGTCGATGTGTGGACGCCGCACACCGTGCGGGTGCTGACCAATGCGGAATTCTCCGATCGCTTCGGCGGGGCGATCGAATAAAGGGGCGCGACATGATCTCGATTCTGTTCGCCGTCGTGATCGTCGGCGTGATCATCTATCTCGTCGAGAGCATGATCCCGATGCCGGCGCCGATCAAAGTCGTCGTGCGCGTCGTCGGCGTGCTGGTGATCGTGATCCTGTTGCTGCGGCTGATCGGCGTGACGTTGCCGTGACTACTTCACCGGCCGTGGGTGCCACGCTTCGACGCGATAGGTGATGCCCGCGTGACCGTAGTCGGGCCGCTCCCGGGCGCACTGTTCGGCGCCGTCTGCAGTTGACCAATCCGCCATCACGCGCTCGCTATATTTCCCCGGGCGGACCTCTTCACGACGAATCACGAGATAGCGAGTAGGGCGCACGGGTCGATTGTCGCCGACGCGCGGGCCGCTGTCGTTGCGTTGAAGCAACCAGCCAGGTGTAGAGGCGCACGAGATCGGCCTCGCACGAGATCACACCCTCGTCGATCGCCGCGAGCACAAGCTCTAGTAACAGGGCTTCGCGCATCTACCACAGGATACGCCCCCTTGACACCTGAAAACCGAAGCGCGCATACTTCCGCCGTGCCAATCGAACCCACCACAGACGCCCGCCTCCTGTCGGCGATGGCGGCCGCGTTAGGTCGCAGAGGCGGCCGGAAGAAGTCGGCGACGAAGGCCACGAAGGCACGCGAGAACGGCAAAAAGGGCGGGCGCCCGAAGAAGACGGCGAAATAACACTACGGCTGGGGGCCGTGTGCGGCCCGGCCCTCTCCGTGGTGAGTCGTATAATGGATGAGGTGTAAACCTCGCCACATCAACAAGATAGGGATGAAAGAGCTATGCGCAAGGATACCAAAAAACTCCTCGTGTTGTGGACGCGGATCAACGGCGTGATGACGATTGTGCGCGGCTAGATGGGCCGGCGCTTCGTCGATATGCGCGTGATTCAGCAGCGCATGCGCCGGACGGATGAACGCTTCAATCGGGATCTCAAACGTCGGCGAGAGGAGGCAGCGATGGCAGACAGCGCATTGACCGCACCGGCTAAAGAACTGCCCTCGCCCGACGTGATCGCGAAAGTCCTGCTCGGCGGCGACCTCGCCCAACTGACCAGCCAGCAGAAGATCAGCTATTACCGCAGCGTCTGCGAGTCGCTGGGCCTCAATCCGCTCACGCAACCCTTCGAGTATCTGCGCCTGTCGGGCCGGGAGGTGCTGTATGCGAAGCGGAACTGCACGGACCAGCTGCGGCATGCGCACCACATCAGCGTGACGATCACGGCGCGGGACGTGGTCGAGGACTGTTATGTGGTGACGGCGCGTGCGGCCTTCCCGGATGGGCGGCACGACGAGAGTATCGGCGCCGTGCCGATCGCCGGCCTCAAGGGCGAGTCGCGATCGAACGCGATGATGAAAGCGGAAACGAAGGCGAAGCGGCGCGTCACGCTCTCCCTCGTCGGCCTCTCGACCCTCGACGAATCCGAAGTGGAGAGCATCCCGGGCGCCCAGGTTGTGACCAGTCCTGACATACCCTTTCCAAAAAGTCTGACGCCTTCGCCGGGGCCGGTCGTCGCGGGGACTGCCGCGCCGGTGTCGCATCCTGCGCCCGCTGTGGGAGCGGCGGCGGTTCCGGCGGATCTCAACGCCCCGATTCCCGACGCCTGGCAGCCGTTCGTGCAGAAGACGGCGGTCACCGGCACGATCACCGCCGGCTCGCGCTCGAAGACGACCGGGAAAACGACGCTCACGCTGACAACCGACCACGGCGGCCTCGTGCAGTGCTACACCACGGATCACGACGTGGCGCGGGCGGTGACGCGCTATAAGGACGTGAAGACGCCCGTGACGGTGACGCTGCTCGACAGCGGGGAGATCGTCACGCTGGCGGAGGCGACCGATGCGGCGTTTTGAATACGAGGAATCGCCGCCTAAGCCGATCGACTTCGAGGACTTCGTGGACGAGCTGGGCCTCGTCGCCGATTGCGAAGGCGCCTGGGCGCTGGTCGGGATGTTCTGGCATGCGCCCGTGGAGTGCTGCCGGTATCTCGCGTCGCAGCCGGCACTGTGGGAGCTGCTGATCGCGCGGGCGCGGTATGCCGATGCGCGGCGCTGGGATGCGGGCGTGCGGCTCGGGCGGGGTGTGGGGCTATGACACTGACGAGAAGGAGGGGCGATGTTCGCGAAAGTGCGTGACGCGATTCGGGATGCGTTCGACGATCCGGCGCATGAGATGCCAGCCGATTGGAAACCGACGCCGTATAGCGGGGTCGATTTAGAACGACTGGTCAGTATCGACGGGATGCGCCTCGATGACCCGGAGGTGACGATCGATATCCATAAAGTGAGAGGGGTCGTCGTGTCGTTCGCCGTCGGGAAATGGGTCGGCGAACCAGCCGCGCCCCCGGCACCCGCCGCCGCCAATCGGGTGCTACCGTTCCCGCCGCACCTGGTCATGCCAGCGAAACCGATCATCACGGGCCTGAGTGGATGGCGTGGCACGTATGCGGCCTATACCAGTCATCCCGAGTTCCGGCGCATCGCCGCGCTCGCGAAAAAGGAATGGGGCTTTACGTGTTTGTTCAACGTCAATCATCGCGGCCCCGTGGAAATGCACCATCGCACGTATGCACATGTGCCGTTCGGTGAAAACTGGCGCGATCTGATTCCGTTATGTGCAGAGTGCCACGGGCGGCACCACTTACGCCTCGCCAAACCACCGAGAGGCTTATTCGACGACGACGCAATCCAGCGCGCAGCCTAGCAAGACCTTGGTTCTAGTTTCCTGCCGAAAAACTAGACACTGAATGTTCTCATGGGGCGGTCGAGACAAGCTGACACCGTGCGACGCGCGGACACTCGATCCCACGTTGACGTATAGGGGGCGTTGACGCATTCAGCCGTGTAGATGATCGTTCGGGGAGAGCCGAACGACTCGGAATCAGGGGTCAGTATCTGACGGGTGTGTCTACATGGATCGCACGAAGTATCGCTGGCACAATTTGAATAATCCCTATGAATATCGCAATAACAACCTCCGAAGGCTGGGCTTCAAATCGTATGCGGGTTACTTACGCAGTGCGCTGTGGAAAGACATTCGGGCGCGCGTGTTCGCCCGCGATCATCAGCAGTGCGGCCATTGTGGGAAGGCAGCAACTAGCGTGCATCATCGCGCCTACGATCCGAACACGCTGACCGGCGTATGTATTCATGCGTTATCGGCGGTGTGTCGGAAGTGCCATCAGCGCATCGAACAACCACGGAATCTGCGGCGACCCCGCTGGGATCGCCTCCACGATTCAAGTGCGGCCGTGTTGAAGAAATATCGGGCGCGACAACATCGCGTGTTGTATGACCCGCCCGTGTGGGAAGCCAATATGCCGCGATTGGTGAAGAAGGACGGGGGCGACTAATGCCCGCAGATCAACAGTTCGCGCAGTTCTGGCAAGCGTATCCGGCCGCCCGCCGGCAACGCGGCTACATGGTCGAGACGCTGTTTCTCCACGCGGTCGCCGCGGTGTCGTTCGAGGCGCTCATGTTGGCGTTGGAACAACACAAGCGATCCGACCAATGGCAGACCGAACGACTGATCCCGAATATGCGCACCTGGTTGGAAGAAGAGCGCTACTACCAGGTGCTCCAGGCGCCGGCGCGGGGCTTATCCGTGGCCGACGAGGCGCAACGCTGGCGCAGCCTCTCGCCGCAGGAGCAGCTGCGACGCCTCGGGCTGAAGCGATGACGGATCCTGGACGTTGGTGGCTGGCGGACCCGACGATCTGGAGGCGCATGATGGTGACCGATGATGAGATCCTTGACGCCATGCAGCGCTATGGCGGCGGCTTTGTCGTCGCGCTGGCGCGGCTCTTTCAGCGCGCCGACGCGGTGAATCAGGCGATCCTGCGGGACGCCTTCCGCCACGTCTTTGCGGAGTATCGGGAGATCGTCGAACGCCGGCGGCCGCCGCAGTGCCCGATCTGCGGCTCGTATACGTGGACGTATCACGGCGACGCCCAGGTGTGCGCCGATTGTGGACGGTAAAAAGGACTGCATGCGCATAGCGATCGCCCTCGTCGCGTTGCTCCTGGCCGGGTGTGATATCACGCTGACCACACCGACGCCCGTCGTCACCGGCACCGGCACGACGCCCGGGGCGATCACGATCACGAATACCAACACGAATACCGCGACGACGGATCGCAGTGATACGGAGACGCCTGCTCCGTCTCCGTCGGGGAGCGGTAGCACGCCCACGGTTCCCCCCGGTGGTGCGTTGCCGCTCCCCACCTACGGGGAAGCTGAGGCCAGGGCGTATGCCGCCGCCCACCCGCATCAAGTGACGCACTCCTGCCAACTGACGGACGGGGAGGCGGCCTGGGCCTTCCTCGATGGCCTGATTGGCGTCCTGAGCCAACGTGACGCCCGCTGGGGGTATCTCTGCAAAGACGCCAACTGCATCACGCAGGCGCGGGATGTGGTGGCCTATCGGGCGAGCACGGGCGACACCGGTTTGCACCTGGTCGATGTCCTCGGGAACCACTGTCCCGGGCCAGGCGATTCGCCGACCGAGTTTCGCTGGGGCGTGTTGCCCTTTGAATCCGTCCGCCGCTGGATCGGGCATCGGTGAATGCTGATTCTCGATGTGTGTGGCGGCTCGGGTGCATGGTCGAAACCGTATGCAGACGCAGGGTATCTGGTGAAAGTGATCGATAAAATGAACGGCCGTGATGCACGGCTACTGCACCGCGAGCGCGGCGTGTGGGGCATTCTGGCGGCCCCGGTCTGCACGGCGTTCTCCTATGCACGCAACCGCTACCCGGCGACCGAGGCCGAGCTACTCGAGGGGTTGTCGCTGGTCGATGCGTGCGTGCGGATCGCCTATGCCCATCGCAACGGGTTGAAATGGTGGGCGCTGGAGAATCCGATCAACCTCGTGCGCCGCTATCTCGGCCCGCCCGTGCTGACGTTTCGCCAATGGGAATACGGCGATGCCGGCGAGAAGCCTACGGGGATCTGGGGTGACTTCGTGCCGCCGTTGAAGTATCCGAAACCGCGCCGCAAGCCGAGCACGTTTCGCACTCGGGCGCAGAACGCCGAGCCGTGGGATGCGATCACCCCTCCCCGTTTCGCGCAGTTGTTTTTCGAGGCGAATCCATGAGTGACCGCGCGATGTGGGCGCAATGGATCAAAACCCGTGGCCCCGAGGGCGTGCAAGTGCACACCCGCCCGAGCACGAATAAATATCAGGCGCATGCCGTGCGCGTCGATGGCATCCTCTTCGACTCCCAGCGGGAAGCCGCCCGCTATCAGGAACTCAAGCTGCGGCAGCTGGCCGGCGAAATCTCGCACCTGGAGATTCATCCGGGCTTCGCGCTCATCGTGCCCCAACTGTCGGGCGATGAGCTGCCCGTGGCCGTCTTCCACACCGTGGGCATGTTCCATGCGGACTTCAAGTATCGCGATCACCGCACCAAGGCGTGGGTCGTGGAAGATGTGAAGAGTCAACCCACGAAAACGGAAGCCTACAAGCTGCGGAAGAAGATCGTCGAAGCCGTCCACGGTATAACCATTACGGAGATCGCATAGACATGGATCGTTGGGAACCTGTGCAAGTGGGGCTCTTTGACTAATGCTCATCCTAGTGAGTGGGGCAACGTCGTATAAACGCACCGATACGATCGGGCACTTGATCGTGCCCCGCCAATGGAATGATCCAAAAACATTAGAGCTCACCCCTGGCAAGTGGGCGATGGATAACGGGGCTTTTCATGGGTTCGATGAGGGCGGCTTTATGCGGATGGTGGAGCGGTTTTATGGGATCCGCGGGTGTCTCTTTGTCACCGCTCCCGATGTGGTGGGCGATGCCGCCGCCACCCTGGCCCGCTTCCCGTTTTGGTGCCGCTTACTCCACGGGCTTGGCTTCCCCGTGGCATTAGTCGCACAAGATGGGCTCTTACCCGATCGCATTCCCTGGGGAGAGCTCCAAGCCCTCTTTATCGGTGGAACCGATCGCTATAAGGAAAGTGAAGAGGTACGGGGCTTGTGTGGACTAGCCCAAGCCCGCGGCGTATGGGTGCATTGGGGAAGAGTCAACGGCTTCAAGCGATATGCCCTGGCGACGAAAGCGGGCTGTGACTCAATCGACGGCTCGGGCTTTTCTATGTATCCCGATACCACGATCCCCCGTGTGGCGGAGTGGGAAGCTAAGATCACCACACAACCTGAGCTGCGTGGGTGGTGAATGCCTTACCGAGATAAAGAGCGGGAGCGGGTGCGTAACCGCCGTTATCAGGGTGGACGGTGGAAGCGGTATCGATCGGTAGGTGCATGTGGTGTGTGTGGATCCCCATGTGATCGGTATGCCTACTGTAACCGTCATCGGATGTTACGAGCCGCGGCGTGCCGGAGGTATCGCAAACGTGGGGTAATACCACGTGCGATCGTGGGGTGATCCTGGGATGGTGGGGTGAGGCGATGCAGTTCTGTGTCGCTCCCGGCTGTGGTGTGCTGGTCCCCAAGGGGCGCTGTCCGACGCATGCCCGGGTGAAGGAACAGCAGCGCCCGAACCGTCTCATCCGGCGCCTGTATTATCGGGAACGCTGGAAGCGTGAACGTGAGCGCGTCCTCGTGGAAGCGGGATATACCTGCGCCCAGTGTGGGGTGATTCATCACCAACTCGAGGTCGACCACATTGTGAAGCATGAAGGTGATCCCGAATTGTTCTGGAATCCGAATAACCTCCAGGCGCTCTGTTCCGCCTGTCACCATAAAAAAACTGGATTGGGATTGTGATCATCATGGGGGGGCGGTCAAAATGTTCAGTTAGGGGCGGCCCCCAAAC